GATCATCGTGGTTGTGTGCAGGTGCTTTAAAAGGATAGAAGTTAAAACTCAATCCAAGATAAGTAGAGTCAAATGGACCACCAGCCCCAGGATACGTAGCGTTAGATGCAAGTAGATTTGCACTGGCATCTACGTTAGCATTACTACCTGCTTCAGTCGTTGAGCACCAAACGTAGTATTGGTTTTTTTCACCAACATAAATCAGCATTCCGTTGTACCAACTGTAGTGCTCAAGATTACTGACTGCTGTTGTTAATTCAGCAACGGTATCCCAAGTAAGACGATCGTCCAAAGGTTCCTGAGAACCAAGTTTACGACCTGCAACAACAGCTAAAGAGTTTGTGTACTTTTTCATTAGAACATCGAGTATGAGTATGTACCAGGGGTAATGATACGGTTAATCAAGTAGATATCCCAGGTAGTTGTGTCAACCCCAGGTATCGTCATAGAAACACTTGTAAATGTCTGAGTAATAGCAGTAAGCTCAGTTCCAGTGACATCCTTGACACCGGAGATAAGACCAGCGGCTACCATAAACACGTGACATGCAATCTGACCAGTTGCTGTATGAGCTATTTGAATTCCGCCAGGGCGTACAGCTACTGCTCGACCACCTGTAATCTGCGAGTAGTTACTTGCGTTTGTAGTAACTATATCGGTAACCAGTTCTGATGCAGTTGTAGGAATAGCTCTGCTACTTGGTGAGATAAGACTATAAAATCCAGCTCTATACATAGTTTCGTCATCTTCTATTGTTTGGACATCAAACTCATAAATGTCATCAATAGTAAACTGTCGAGAACAACTTTTGAGAGGAATGTCCAACGCGGTATTACACAAATCATTTTGAGTCACGTTGTACTTTAACGCAAAGTCGCACATCTCAGCTTCATCGGATCGCTTTACCAGCCCGATGGTTGCTGCGTCTATTACTGTAAAGCCAGCATCTAACGCAGATTCTAAAATGTCTTTACGCTCAGCCATACGGCAAATATAGCTAAAATGTAGAAGGAACCGCTGAAGATCATTATATTAGCTAGATGAAAAAGTCTCGCTCTAAGAAGAAGTCAGGAACTAAGAAAGACGCTTGCTATCAAAAAGTTAAGCGTACTTACAAAGTATTCCCTTCAGCTTATGCTAGCGGAGCTATTGCTAAGTGTAGAAAGAAACGTGCCGGTAAGAAGAAGTAATGGCTGTTAGGAAGACAAAGAAAGGCGCTGCTCTTAAACGTTGGTTCAAGGAAAAGTGGACAGACGAAAAAGGTAATCCTTGTGGATCATCTAAAAACAAGGGTGTTAAAAAATGCAGACCTTCTAAAAGAGTTTCTTCCAAAACGCCACGAACCTGGGGATCCATGTCAGCTTCTCAAAAAAGAAAAGCTGTTGCTGAAAAGAAACGTGTAGGCATGGGTCGTAGAACCAGCGCGATCAGAAAACGAAAGAAGTCTAAAAAGTCTTAAGATGGCCAACAGTAAAAGAGTAAAAGCACCTGCCGGATACCACTGGATGAAAAAAGGTACACAAGCACCCAAGCTTATGAAGCACACGGGTAAGTTTGTTGCTCACAAGGGTGCGTCACTGTATGCTGACTTCAAGATTCAAAAGACCCACAGTACTAAAAAGTAAACCCAAAAACCTAAAGTATCATGCCCGGAATGATGAAAAAATCCATGTCTTACAAGAAAGGTGGAGCTATGAAGAAAAAAGCTGCTGCCAAGAAAAAGAAACCTACCAAGTCCTACGGAACAGGTGGGATGACCAAGACCAAAGCTGCAGCCATGATGAAGAAGGGCGGTAAAATGCCAGCCGCTGTTCTGAAAATGATGAAGGCTAAAGCTGCTAAGAAAAAGAAGTAATGCCTGTTAAAAAAGATTCACGTTTGAAAAGAGCTGGGGTCTCTGGTTATAACAAACCTAAGAGAACCCCAAGTCATCCTACCAAGTCGCATATCGTTGTGGCTAAGGAAGGTAGCAAGATCAAAACAATTCGTTTTGGTCAACAAGGTAAAACTGGTGACAAGAAACCTACCAAGCGTGCTAAATCTTTTAAGGCTCGTCATGCTAAAAATATCAAGAAAGGTAAGATGAGCGCTGCTTACTGGGCTAACAGAGTCAAGTGGTAGAACAGACTTTCTTAAAAGACAAACGCCGGCTTACTCAGTCGGCGTTTTTTTATGCTTGTGGTTTAGCCACAGCATGTAAGTCAGCAGTATGAACAAGAGCGTTCTACAAGAATGCTCGTGACTTATGAAATCAAAAACAAGATCTTCGAAATGCTCCATAGTGCAAATTTACGAAGGAATCGTAAAGCTACTTGCACCGATAACTTGATTTAGTCTTTCGAATAAAAGCTCATGTCCTTTGGGAGACCTGTGTAGTCTTTTACCCATAACTCTCTCGTTAACTCCTGAATCACCTGTAGCCTTGAATACAGGATCTTCTATAAGATCGTTGATCAACAACTTAGAAGAACTCCCTGAGCTTGTATCAGCTTTGTAACTCGCACTACCATACTCGAGTCTACCCGCAGTTGTTTCTGTGGTTGACTTAAGATCCGTGATTTCGTAAAGATCTACAAGGTGTACATTGTCAGAACTCAGACTAGTTACAGTATCGGTAATTATCTTACGAACTGTTTTTAGTCTGGTCAAACCTACCTCAGTCTGTGAATAGAAATCACTTAGTGAGTTTTTACCAACAATCTTCCCTGCGTTAGTAATATTACCACGAGCTACCTCATTCATAAATATGATGTTACCTTGCTGATACACAGAGAACACAATACCATTACCTTCGACAAGATTGTACTGGGTACCAATACCAGTAGATAGCTGAACCTTTACCGTGTAGTCATCATAGGTATTATCGCCATGAGCAAAGTAGCTGTAGTTATTGCCAACTAAAGTGTTGCCGGCGGTTCCTTCAAACTCAGCTAAGTAAGGACGGCTACTAAATATCTCAACTTCTGCACCACTCAGATATCCTGAGTTAGCTACATAAGTGTCAGAAAAACTTGAACTATCAAGATCGATCTCAATCTGAGTAGATGAGTTTATGGCAGTAATTTCAAAAACTCCGTTAGCGTTAGATTCAAAATCTCCACCTGGAGTAGTGCCTTCTACATCACCTAAAGCAATTGTATCTCCAACAATCTTACCTGTCAAGTCCGCGCTAAGATCTACAACTGCATTAGCAGCTTTCGAAATAGAAGTCACTGTCAATCCAAAATTGCCTTCAAACTTTCTGTCAAAAGAATCTCTACTATCAAGCATTACTTGAACGTTCACAATTCTCTGACCACTACCCGAAAGATTGTAATTCACCACTTTGTAAAAACCATTTACATCTGACCAACTAGTTTGTCCGGCAGTAGAGGTGTCCTGCATGTTCTTGATCCTAAGCCACACATCACTTTCATCAATAACATTTGCAGCTGGTAGATTCGACAATGGTAGAGTTGACGCAGCACCAAAGCTAAATTGAGTAATGTTTCTACTTGAAATAGCGTTAATGACACTCACTGACTCACTTACTCCTTCAATAGTAGGACCTAAGATTTCTGTAGGCGTTGTATTGATACTTGTAATAAAGTGATCTATTGTAGACTCTGAGGCATCAAACTTACTTGCATCAGCAGCTAAAGCTCTACCAATAAGGCTTACACGATCAACCTCTTCATACTCTTCATCAGTAACTACACAACGAATAAATAGCGTAGTGTTAGCATCCACTTTGAGTACGCCAGTATTTGTAATTGGAGAATCGTCTACGTTCTGCTGAGACTCAAGAGTTCGGATAAACGCTTTTGAATTTGTAGCATTATCAGCCACACCGGTAAGTAGATCGTTGTCAGTTATAAAGTCAAGCCTATAAACTTGACCATTAACACCTCCTTGCATCTCAAGGTCATTAGAACCATCACCCTTGATCTCATACCAAAAATCACCAGAAGGGGTTCCAAAGTCAATTACTGAAACGGATGTACTGTCAAACGAAGCCGTGTAACTCTCACTTGCAATGGGTACACGCTGGTCTAAGCAAACTCTCGATGACACACCATCATACCTATCGTCTACCGATGGTGGTGTACAGAATACCATAGGGTAATTTTTGCGACCATCGTTGTTACGCTTGGTCACCATGTCCTGTATTCTTTGAGCCATGGTCAGTTGACGCAATGGTGTCTGTACATCAGTGGCATCGTTAACCCCTGCCTGCATTACCATTAAGTTCCAAGGAAGAGTATACAGTCCGGACCTTGATGCAAACCACTGATCGGTAGCAAGCTTAGAACCACCAAAGCCCTTGTTTACAAGACGTATACTCTCAGGAGTAGCCTTACTCCTCAGAGCATTTACCAATCTAAATGAAGCAAGCTCGTCACCAAAATATTCTGGATATGGATTACTGGTTTCTTTACGGTTACCGGTATAATTGTAACCCATGTCCTGTGTCTTCCAGTTGCCCACAAGGCTCCAGGATATAGAGTCGCCACAGTAAAGAAGTCTCTTGGTTGCAGTAAAATTAAAGTCTGCTGTAAACTCAATTCCGTTAATGTGCATACCAATATCCGGATCGGTTTGACCCGCCACAGGATATGGTGTAAACGTTAAAGAAACTCTAGAGCCAGGACCAAGTATAAAGCCATCAAAGTTAAGAGTGGTCGAACCCCCTTCGCTAACAGCTAATGAAAACTCATCTTGATTAGACAGACCAATCCAGTCACCAATACCATTCTGAGCAATAACTCCTGAGACTCTGCCTTTGGCGTTTGATGTAATGGTAATTGAGTTGGTCATTAATGCACGACCTACCGCAATATCAATAACACCAGCAACAATGTCAAAGTACAATGGAGGTGGTGAAGAGTTTGTAGGTAAAGCCGAAGCATCACCTTCCAAAGCAACGCTAAGATTTACAGGCCTGCCTTCAAGCTGAATCTTTTCTTTGATCGATTGCGTAGCTACGTCTAGTAATCTTCCCATGAGTTCTAAGTAATAATTATTGCCACATTGTAGTGGATATCGGTACCATCAAAGAATCCGTTTGCCGGACCAAAGCCATCGTCGTCATCAACAATCCAACCAAAACGATAGCTGCTACCGCTCAAAGTACTTATGTATACTCTAAGTGCAGCCGTTGAAGCAAAGTAAAGTGTTTTTGTTTGACCTCCTACACTGGGCCGAAGCTCGTCATCGGTACCAGCTATTGGTGCAGAAACAATGGTTATCTGACCAACTTCTGCAATAACTATCTCAACGTGAGGATCGATCCCACGGTTAGCTATTTGGATATCAAACTCAGTCATTGTAGTATGAAACTACTTATGATGAGTACGCGCTGATCTGAATTTCAGGATCAAATGTGCGTACAACTATTTCAAGATCAAACTCTTCAATCATTTACTGCGTCTTTAACGATCATCTTACCAGCCATGATCCTTGAGCTTGTTCCATCAGATGTCTTGGTAGCCCGTAGTTCATATACGTATGTAGCCGGATTGATCAGATTTGTAACAGCAGCTTCTTTACGAAGGAACAGCTCGCCATTTGCGTTCTGTGTAATTTCAGAAGTATTGAACTGCCAGGCTGCACTTTCATCGTAGCTTGAAAACTTACACTTCAGCTCAAATGTGTACTGAGTTAGATCGTAATACTCAACTGGATCAGTGTTCTTCTTAGAAAGGCGTAGGTAAACATCAAAGGTATACCCCTTTGTAAATGTGATATTTACATCCTTAGTTGCATCCAGGTTTAGATTCGTAACACTCATGATGCAGTACAATCACAGTTATATGGGTCAGCGTATCCCTTGGCTATGCTGTATGAGCTGTAAGCCTTTTCAAAGTCTTTAACCCTTGTGGCACCCTCAGCAACAACCATGTATGCATGGATCTTATTTACGATCTCAATGTCAGCAGTATAGTCACAGTCGCCATTCAGCATCTTAGCAAGTGCGCACCAAAGACATTTCATCTTGGGATCACCAGCTACTAATTCACTACTACCGTTGAAAACAACATGCCAGATTCCATCACTGAATGTAGACTCTCCGATCATTGTAGGAGTAATCGTAAATACATATCGAGCCCCGAAAGTAGTCTGAAGATAACTCATTGCCAGAGTTGGGGTTGCAAAAGACTCTTTTTTTACGTTGTTGTGATACAAATCCAAAGGGCCTTCAGGACTTAAATCTATATCGGAGATAACGTGGAGTTCAGAGTAATCTTTCTCAAACTCGACATAAATGGATGCCATGGACTTCGCTTTTATCAAAGATATAAAAAAAGCCCCAGCGGTTGCTGAGGCTTTTGTTACAAAAGGCGTAACGATTAGTCGTTAGCCTGGATGTCTGTCAACAGATCAGCAGCTGTGTTTCCAGCACCAGCATCCCGAGGGATGAATACTGTAATCTCAGCTTCGCTGTTTACAACAGATCCTGGATACTGTGCGGTATTCTTACGCAGAGTAATGCTGAACTGATCGTACTGCTTAGTTGAAACAGTCTCCAACCGGCGAGTACGCATCCGACGATACTCAGTCCACATCAGACCAGAGAACTGAGCGAGGCTCAACTCTTCGATAACTGCAACGTGAGGACCGTAACCGTTTCCAATGTCAGCCTGCTGAGTATCAACAGTAACCAAACCAGTGGCTTCATCGCCATCTACTGTCATAGTAGTATCGAAATCGATTGGGCGGAAGGGGTGGTTAAAGTCGATCTTAGACTGAATGTCTCCGATCAAGAAAACTTTACCAGCACCAGTTGCAGTAAATACAGCAGCGGCCAAACGAGCAGAGTCAGATCCTTCGTATGGACGATCAAGAGTCCATGTAGCTACACCACCGGCAGTAGTCATGTTGTAAGGAACCCCACCAATGTTTACCAAAATGGTCAAAGCACCAGCAGTAGTATTTACAGGTGCTCCACCGCTCAGTGCGTTATATTGAGTAACGGTCTTGGAACCAGTAGTTACTTCAAAGTGGCTAGCACTGTTGATCTTTGAGGTAAAGTTAGTAAGAGCGGCTCCTACATAAGCAGTAGCGCTATCAACCTTACGCTTGTCGTTGGTCTTGTTCCACTGAGTAGCCAAACCAGAAGCAACAGCTACTGCTGTATTAGTAACAACAGTGTGATCAGCCCATACGTCAAAGAAACGACCATCAGATACAGCACCTACGTTGCGGTAGCGAACATTCATCATAAAGACTTCGCCAGCAGTAATAGTCATTCCAGAAAGATCAAGTTCCTGAATATGTACTTTAGGTTGAGCGAAAGCAGTTACAGCAGATGGGTACTTAACAACGTCAGCTGCTGAGAATACTGGAGTCAAGATATCAGAAGAAAGGCTAGCGCCTACTTCTTGATTATCTGTAACCAAACGGAGAGCAATACCGTCTCCATTAGAATTGGCTCCAGAGCTGTCAAAACCTCCACCGTCTTTGTCCAAGAGAGTGATGTCACCGGCAGTTCCAGCCGCATCGGCATCAACTGTGGCTCCAGATTGGTCTTCATACTGTGTCCCGACAAGGACGAAGCGCGAGGGTGCGCCTTCAAGATAACTCATGATTTTAGTTTTAGAGTTGGGTTAGTTATTCAATTCTGTTGTCTTTCGCTATAAAGTGCGTCTGGAACCTTGGGTCGCCAACAGCTTCAAGGGCGTTTTGCACCGCTCTGGTGACGATTTCGGGATGGAACCCTTCAATAAGTTCTGAAGTTTGAACCGACGTCTCGCCATCAATTGAGTACGCAACACCGCTAAGATTACTGAGATCAGCGACTATGATGGGTCTTGGACGACGAATATATCGTAAGACATAGCGAATATAAGAAACATTTGTAATAAGTTCCAAACTATTATTGATATCATCAAATACCCCAGTATCCAAACGCCACGCATGATCCTTAGTAGGCTTACGAAAAGGATCTCCTACGTAGCTAGAATACTCATCATGAGTTATTGCATATACCGGTAACTGCTTTTTACCACAGACTGCTGGGTCCACATCAATGTGTTCAGACACAATACGCAAGACTTTATTCAGATCAAGGTTATTGAAGATCTGAGAGTCTGGGCTAATGTTAAAGTTCACATTGTAAGGAACCGCTTGACCAGGTAGGATGATCTCCTGCTTAACCAAGTTAGAGAGTTGACGACGACGTGTCTCACTTGCTTCAAAACCTTCGAGCCTTGTATTGGATCTCTGTCTGTAAGCATCTTTTACCAACTCTTCCTGCGCACGCGAGAGGAACAAACTCCTCGCATAAGCATTAAAGCCGGGAGCTGAATTGCCCCCGGCATATTGGTAGTTCAATAGAAATTCGTCATCAAACTCAGTAGCAGTCATTATTCACGGGCTTTTTCTACCTGACTTTGAAGAGTGAGATACAACTCGTTGTTGTTGTCATCGATCAAAAAGTCTACGGCACCACGAAGATCGGAACTTCCTCCCGCAAGTGCAAGTGGCTTACCGTCTTTGGTATAGTACAGACCATTCATTCTTTCCAGAACCTGCAGCTGTACTGCGTCATGAATAAACGCCCGTACCTCCAGATTAGGATCACCGGCAATCTCCAGGAACTTAGTAGGCTCTGCATCAACCAGCTTGTCAATCTCTTTGATCAACCAGCTGTGGTTGTTTGCACCGGTTGGAAGCCTTGAACCACCCATGCTTTCGATCAAGATATGACGCAGCATAGTCGCGTTGTTCTTGAGCTTGTTGAAATGCACGTATGCCTCAGACTTGGTAGTAATGCTCTCAGCCTCTCTGCGATCACGGAGGCTTTGATCAACGATCATGAACTTGTAAGTTGCCTTCGGATTGTTACGGTACTCATCCTCACTTGGGGCAACAAGATCTTTCTGAGCTCTGGCCACCAGATAGAACAAGTAATCCTCTGGTTGATTGAGCTTAAGGACACGACCGAGTTTACCCAAGGCAATCCGGTAGTCTTTCCAGAAAGTACTGTTACGATTACGAACATCAAGCCAACCCTTCTCGTGATACAATCTTTCCTCAAGGTACTCACGCTCCTCAGTACTGTTGAAAGGATTTATCCTACCGCCTGCACTAGACTTAGGAAGATCATATTCAATAGCAGTCTTATCACCAAGACCTTTAGTGAATGGATTAAAACGAGTTCGTTGTTCTCTGATGAACATTGGTGCCTTCTCAACCAGTTCGATCTTTACGGTTTTGTCAGGCAATAAAAAAGTCGGCGTAGCCTCAGCAACTGCTGTTTGACTAGCCGACTTGGATTTTCTCTGTTGAGCCATTGTTGTTTATTATAACGTCGTTACAATAATACAACAATTTCCGTAACACTCTCTACTTACGCAGACAGGATGTTAGGGATGAGACTCATAGTACGCTCTGGATCGCGAAGGATCACACCGAACTGACAGAACAAGGTAACAGTCCAGGCATCCTTGCGGTTTGCCATCTTGTTATAGTTTGTTCCGGAGTCAGCAGAGAATGGTGATCTCAGACCTTCTTCGATACCACGGATGTACTCAGCTCCCTTGACGTATGCCTTCTGCATGTTAGGAAGACCTTGTACAGTTCCGATATCAAAGATGTCGTAACGATAAGACTCGGCCTTACCACCGTCAGGGTGATTGATCTTGTGACGTACCTGGTCACTGTAGTTGTGGTCAACCTCAACGATCACACGGATGCTGTTGGCGAACAACCACTCAGTGAACTGGAATCCACCTTGATATGCCTGAGAGTGCAGAGGACTGCTTGTTGGACGGTAAGAAGCACCAGCGTTAGTATCGCGAACAATGCTGTTACCAGTTTGAGTCCAAGCTGTAGCCTCAGCCTTGGCAGCTTCGTGGAATTGCTTAGCACCACGCTCACCAGTACGGAGCATGAATACACGCTCGTCCATTCCGAGCTTACCTTCAGACAGAGTCAAGAGCGCATTCTCGAGAGTGCTCAGCTGGAAGTCAGTGTAGTAGTACACGTTAGAAACCTCCATCATCTCACGAAGACCAGCTCCGATCAAGATCTCATTCTGAGAAGGACCAGTCATGTAAGAACGACCTTCCGCATCGCGGTTGCTGCGTCCATAGTACATGGCCTTAACTTTTTCCTCCATGAACTCATACTCAAGAATGAAGTCTTCGTACTCAATCCAAGAGACGATGGCCTTGTCATTCCGAGGATCAGGGAAAGCAGTAGCCAGCTTCCGAGACTTCATGTTACCAGGAATGGAGTTCTCCTTACGAACAGTTGTGAAACCGTTGCGGAATTCGATAGGAGTCACCCGGCGGATACCAGTACCACGAATGGACATTGTGCTCTCTACTGGAGAGAATTCAATGCTGAACAACTTACCAGCAGTCAGTTCAGAACCTGGGATTCCATCAGGGCTAGACAGTGCAGATACACAAGTGTAGATCCACTCTTCAGCGGCACCGCGACGAACAGACTCGATGTAGATCGGATAGATTTCGTTCTTCTCACCAACGATTACGTGACCTTCGTCGAACCACTTCTCGGGGAAAGTCAGTTCAAAAGGCATGTGGTTTGCACCAACACGGGTGGTTGAACCAGTGATTGCAGCACCTTTCCAGCTACCACTGACCAGTTCGATGTTCCGGTTGTGATCACCCTGGAGCTTCCAGAAATAATCGTCATCGGTTTCGAACGTCTCAGATGGCAAACCATCGAGGTACGTTTCAATGTTGCTGCCGTACTTGTTGGACAGCATCTTGTTCATCACTTTACCAGCGTACTGAGGAGCAACCTCATACAGCGAGTGGAAGTGGTTGTTACGAACGAGGCCTGCCATTGCTTTGGCCTCCGTAACCTGAAAGGGACTAACTTGCATAGATCGGGTTTTAGATTAGTCGGGGTTTATATTTACTTGTCAAACAATAACTCCAAAGCACCTTCGATACCTTGGAATGCGTTATCAGGGTTATTCGAACTACCTGACTGAGGTGCAGTTGCACGTCCGCCGGTAGAGCTGCCTCGGCTACCTTGACTGATAATCTGGTCAAGTGCTTTGGTAGCATTACTCGCCGATTTACTAAGCAATGGTGTCAGATCGGTAAGGCCCTTGGTCATTGCCAAGATCCAGTTGATCTTAACCGTTGTATCCACAGGATCTTTTTCAAGCTCTGCCTGCAGATAGTTCATCGGCTTGTTTTCGGTACCGTAGTTCTTCGTGGCATATTCCATAATGCTATCACGAAGCTGATCGGTAACCTTGAGTCCGAAGAGCTTATCAGCTTTTTCAACCTTGGTCTTTACGTCATCAGCAACCTTCTTGGTATTTTCAACCTCGGTTGCTTTATTCTGAATTTCTTCATCAATCTGAGATTGAATCTGATCATCGTACCAACCTTTCATGGCATCTCTAGCTTCCTTGGAAGCCTGAGCTAAATCTTCCTTAGATATAGCCCGAGCCAGAGTATCTGCATCTTTTTCAGAATAGTTCTTGACTTTAACCATCTGTTGAGCAATCAGCCTGCGCTTTGGAATCTCATATTGATCTTCATTACTTTCAAGTACTTTGTCAGTAATCTTGTCAAGAACCTCACGCTCTCTGCGATTGTCTTGAAAGACCTGAACATCAACACCTGCTTCAAAGGCTTTAACTGCTTGCTGCTGTAGTGGGGTCAAACGACTCATAGCACCATCCTGGCGCTTTGCTTCAATCCGGTCGTACAACTCTGAAAGGTCACTTACGTCTTTAGTGACTTCTTTCAGGTCATCTGGACTAAGGGCCCCCTTATCAACATACATTTGAGCGACGACTTCAAACGGTGATTCTGTTGAATCAGAAGCCCCCGGCTCAGTACTGTTGGATTGTCCAGAAGTTTGCCCACCAAAGTCGTCAAGCTTTGATAAGTCATCGGGGAGTTCAATAAGATCACTTGGTTCTGATGGAGGGTCTGCTGGTGCGGGTGTTCCTGAATCAGGGGTAGGATCCCCTCCGCCAGTATTGTCCTCAGTTCCAAGAAGTTCTGCGAGGTCGAATGTCACTTCGGTGTCGCTGGTATTACTTTGAGCCATAATTATAAATTTTCGTCAAAACAAAAATACCCCGGTGTAAACCAGGGTATTAGTATATAGACGTAATGAAAATTAAGACTTTTTTGGGTTTTTCATAATAGATGATCTCCTTTCACGAGGCTCTGGTGTATCTCCTAAAGAGTGTGATGCTATAGGAGGCATTTCCAGAGGATTCTCCATCATCTGTTTACGAAGTTTACGAACCTCTTTAAGTCTTTCTCTGATCTCACTTAATGACTCACGCACTGGCTTTAGCTTTATCGGATTTAACTTTACGTTTTTGAGCACGCATTTCAGACTCAAGATCCTTCATGTCTTCCATGAGCTTATCTCTCTTTTCAGTAAGCTTTTGAATGTCTCTATCGTTTTCAACATTACCAAAAGACTCAGCTTGAATTAGAGATCTTTCCAGGGCAACATTTCCTTGGTAAATAGTATCCCAACGCTTGTCCATACGATCTTCAAGACGCTGTTCTTTAGCAGCATCAATCTTCATCTGCTGAAGTTCTTTCTGTTGTTCGTGCTGTTCGTTACGTCTTTCACGCATTTCTTCCTGAGCTGTCTGAAGAGTAAGGCGCTTCTCAGTCAATGATGCTGAGGTGTACAGATCAACAAGTGTAAGCAGAGATGCTTGGTCATTTTGCATAGCAGCCTGGCCCAACATATCCATAGCTTGATCAAGCCTGCGTACTGTAGAACCATCTACAATATTGATGTCGTAGTTGCTGTCTGCAAACTCATCACCGTCTACATCAAAAAGGTCAAGACTGCCGTTGTCTAAAACATACTGAGCTTGGAACCTTTTGTTACGCCACAAATACTTGCAGGTTTCTACAAGCTGACGAGTAACACGAAGTTTGGTCTCTTCGTGCTCTACAAATAATGGTTCTGTGATACTGGTAGACTGAAGCAGACTCTGCTGAATACCACTGGCTGTTTCACGATCCTTGGTCTGTCCTTCACGCTGCTTGGTTACACCGGTAACAATACTTACTTGCAGCTCAATAAACTGAAGCATATTGACCAACTGCTGAATGTAGTTTCCGATATCGGCATACAGCATCCTACCCGTGGTATTGTAGTTACCACCAAGGGCACCCTTGTGCATTCCCTCAGACTTAGTGTTGAATGAGTCGACACGCAGTACATTCATCTTACGCGCGTAGAACATCCACTTTTCAAAAGACCACTTGTCTGGTTTTTTGGCATCATCCATCTCCATGATCGGAGGCCACCAGTTGACCATTGCATTACGCAGGCGATCCCAGATCAGGTTGTACATGTACTGATAGGTCTTGCATCGATCCATCAGAGATACACCACGGCCACCATTGGTATTGTAAACAGTACCAACGATCGGTGGCAGTACAATAGATGGGTTGGTCATGTCAACCACTTGTATCTGACATGGACCACCAAAGTAAGTATCGTCTCCAATCTTGTAAGCGTCCCACCACCAGTTTACCCAGATGGTCTTGACATACTCTCCCTTGGACTCATCAGGAATGTATGTCTCAGGCATGATCATAGTCTCTTCTTCACCAGTTGCTGGGTTGGGGTACTTTACGATCTGTACAGGTTTCTTGGATCTCCAAAGAACTCTAAGCTCTCTGATGTTTCCAGCAGTATCATAGTATGGACCAAACGTGTGCCCATTGATACCAGCAAGTGCCTCAGCAATATCAATTGTCTTGAGAACAGGATCATCAGTCTCAAATGCAGACGATGTAAAGTAAGGTTCTTTACCACCTACATAGTTATCCTCACCAGGAGCAGAGTAACCATGGGTATGGTCTTCGATCTGCTTGATGTCTTTCTTGGAAAGATTCTCATGATGACGATCCAGTATTTGACCAAGACTCCTGTAGTTCTCGATCACAATAATGTCGGCATCCTCAATACGATTGGAGTTACCGTCCATGATCGTGTATACGTTCAGTGGATTCAGCACCTCCATGTTAGGCTTATCGCCAATAGGACTCACATCGTAGATCTCCTCAGCAGACAGGAGAGCATTTTTGAATCCGTCATTAAATTTCTTACGCAGCCTCAGATCTTGGAACAAATACTTGATAATCCGATTGGCTCTGATTTCACGCTGGTCTTGGAAGTTGGTCAACAGTCTCTTGCGCTCTTCAGCCATGATCTGTTTTTTCTGATCGTCTGTAGTTTCAGGATCATTTAAAACAGCTTGGATAGATGCAGTCAATTGTTGAGTCATAGCCTTTTCTTTGTCAGACAAGGCTGTGGGATTACTAACTGCGGCTACAGGAATAAAGCTACGCTGACTCTCTTCACCAATAAGAACGTTGAACTTACTTGTAAGGATCGGGTGGTGTGGGATCTCGGTGCTCATGGTTCCATCCATGATGCGATCCGGATCGGTCAGGTTTAGAATGTCATCTTTGTTGAGCTTACCGTCCCAAAGATCAAAGTTGATAGCTTTTCTAGAATGGTCAACGCGAATCCTCGAGGCATGCGCGGAGCCAATATGCTCAACGCCCTCGATATTGTCGATCAGCCAACGCTTCGATTTTTTCTTCGACGTTGGAATAACTTGCGGGGGTAATCCGCTGTATCTCACTTTTTTCTCCATAACTAAATAAGCCTTTCTGCTTTAGGCGGTTCATGTGCCGACTGTATATATCGTCTTCTTGCTCAACAAGTCGGTTGGGCTTTTTCTCAGGTAAACTCGTAGTATCTCCCCAAACAGCGTCAACACCCCCGAGATAAAACATCATATCGGCATACAAAATAAACAATTTTTCCGCAGCTGACACACGGTCAAAGTTTCCATCTGCGTTATAATCGCGTGTTTCTACCGTGAGACCTAGGGAATTAAGCACCATAGCATTCGTAATTCCTTCGTCGTGTCGAACGGCCTGCTTTCTCAACCAGGTGTTGTAAACCTGTCGACCAAACTCGTTGATAGCGGCAGTTGCCACAACACCATAACTTTTGTTCAAAGCATCAGGTCGGGACTTACTTACGTCCATACTGTAAAGAACCTCCGGTGTCTTAGCCAAGAGATGCAGACTATTCTTATTACGGAAGTGTGTGTAAAAACCTTTTTTGTTGTTTTCGTACAGACATATGGCGTTGTAGTACATCAGCAGCAAACGACAGTTCTCATACCAATCGTCAACTACCTCTGTACGCCCTGTGTACTCTGCAACAATGGTCTCCGTGTACAAGTCCATTATCAGGCAACACTGCAGTGATCCCTCCAGCCCGTCATCATCTACCGGGTCGACTGCAGCTATGTATCTGTATGGAAACGGTAACCCTTCCTTCATAGTCTTGGGGTGTACGAATATCTCAATACAACCCTCTTCACCATACTTTATATCGGGCGGGTGCTCTCTGAACGGACGGTCGTCTGTATTCTTCCATCGGATCTTAGTAGCGTCATTCGGATCTCTTGTGACAAAGCCGGTCCAGTTTGATGCCAGTATTCTTGGGTTAGCCCGTATACGCTCAAGGTTGAGGTCAAGGTCTTTACCGGGAAACTTGTTTTGACCCGTGGTCAAGAATGCCTCCGATGGTTTCCTTGGACGGTTCTGCTGTTCAGCCTGGAATGGTACCTGAGACTTAGCCTTCTTAAGACGGTCTCGTTCTCTGGTCAGCACCAGATCCGCAAGCTCAAAGTCTGTGATCTTTTCGGGACCCTTCTTAAAGTCATTGATAGCAAAGTCGGCAGGAACAAACATCCCGATCTTACCCTTACCTTCCCAGGTATCCTCAAAGGACAAACAATCAAATTCCTCAGGGTTGTAGAATACTTTCTTCGCAGCCTCTGTAGAACCCCCGGCCATATCACCACCGGTACCAAACATCCAGATAGTACCAAACTTGAACGAGCCATCCATAGTGGTATCCTTCATCGCACCAAGGGTCTCGATCAAAGATCCAAACAGTCCGATCTCTTCAAGGAATGCTTTCGATGGACGGGTACCGTTACCGGCAAACGGGTTCGAGTGGAATGTCCTGTGGTGCAGCTTACTGCCTGACAGAGTATTCTTTGCGCCCTTTTTACCATCAGCATACGTACCTGTTACAGATATGGCTAACGGGCTAGGGAACAAGTCATCCTGAAACTGAAAACTACCGGGCAGATGGTCAAGACCGTTTATGTACTTATCCATCAGGTCATTACTGTACTGTGCAGAAATTGCACCCACCAGTGTCTCCGATGTCATTGGCATATCATTATGACGTGCGGTTATGTACGCATCGTAGTCATGACTACCGTCAAAAGCAAAGTTGTGAAATATCTGTACGGATGCCCAGTAACTCTTACCGCCACCACGAGCCTCAATATCTATCACATTCTTGGCTTGGTTCTCGTACAACGGTTTACCAAGGTCCTTACCGTGGTTACGCCTTAGGTAATCGTACGCGGGTATGTAGTTTTTCTTGGCAGCTTCCTCAGCTGTAATTAGCCCGATTGAAATGTTAAAATCAAGCTCTTTGGGGTCGTACCGACGGTCGCAGGTATTTTCTGTATCGTTAGTAAATCCAGAAAAACCGTATGCTTCTGTAGCGATGTAGGCTTTCTCCCAGTCAATATCCCTGAGCCAGGGTCTTGCGATTACCTTACCGGCATTCTTTCGGCTTGCGTCATTAAGCTTGATATGCCAAATGTTGCAGTAGGTATAGAGTTCTCCGGGCATCCATTTACCACCAACCCAGTAACCCTCCATACAGCGACGCTTGATCTCACGCCAATAGTTGATGCGTTCAGTCCTTTGTGTGATAGGATTGAAGTCAGGAAATTCTTTTTCCAGAAACGCATCATTACTGATCATATCAAGCCTTGCTCTGTTTCAGACATATTACCTGAACCCTTCTTACGATCTTTCTCCACAATGATCTTACCACGTATGGTCTCCAAGGCGTCGTATATCTTGTCGGAGTTGGTAAGCATTTTTTCAAGCTGATCAGCAGTACCCTTGACAACCCTGGTCTTACCAGTGAGTTCGTCTGTAATGTAGTTGTCCAAGGTATACTCTGTTTCACGCAAGAACTTGTCACGCTGGTTCATCTTCTCAACCAGTGTGGCATAGTGTCGCTGAGCCGGGGTCGTACACATCTCTTCAACCAAGTCTTCAAGATGCTCTAACTGAGACCAGTCGTAATTAGGATCCCCAAGTACCTCACGAGCAACTGCCTTCTTGCGTTTGTCAATTGGCATGTGCCTGTAGAGATTCGTAGGGTCAGCATCGTACAAAAACGCCAAAGCCCACATTTCTCGTGAGCTTCGGTGTTTTGTAGTCTTGCCGTCTTCCTGACTACGATCTTTGTTGTAGTGAGCTTTGAAGACTTTGACGTTCAGCCAATGGCGATTGGTTTCCCAAAAGTTATTGGATGTGTCATAGTTTACAAGCAGACTATCGCTCATTTACAAGATCTGGAAGATTCAACTCCTTACGACGAGCAGCTTCTTTCTCAGCCTTCTCAGCGTAATACTTCTGCTTGAACTCTTCGTTGGGTTCGTT